GGCCCGTATAACACACACGGGATTTTCACATAACCCCCACCCCCTTGAATCAGACGGGAGAGAGGTGATTCTATGGCGAGAAAGAAAGAGCTAACGAAAGATGAAGTCGTTAAGAAAGAGATCCGCCGGTTAAAGCGTATTTACAAAGACCTTGACGATGACAAGAAAAAGGTCTGTGAGGGACTCATAGAAGAAGCGGCTTTCATGCGTGCGACGCTCGCTGATCTCAGGGCTACCATTGACCGAGAGGGCGCGATTGATGAAATGCCCCAAGGAGAATACTCAATCCTAAGAGAGCACCCGGCGGCAAAGCTTTACAACACCATGATCCAGCGCTACTCCGCCATCACCAAGCAACTCTCCTCATTACTGCCGGAGGCTGTGGTCAAGGAGCCGGATGATGGATTTGACTCGTTCGCCGCAGAACGTGATGCTTCGTGAAGCGGTACCCGCTTAGCTTTAACCCGATACTTGACTACCACAACAAGATCAAAAATGGCGAGGTAGTCGTATCAAAGAAGGTAAAACGCGTTTATGAGAAGATCGTCCATGATCTTTACGACGAAGAGTCGGAGTGGGAGTACAGCGCCAAGCGTGCAAACCACGCTATCGAGTTCGTGGAGAACTTTTGCAAGCACTCAAAGGGTAAGCTCGCCGGAAAGTCTTTCGAGCTTGAAGGATGGCAGCAGGCCCTTGTGGCGGCGACGTTTGGGTTCGTCCATCGGATTGATGGCACTCGTAAGTATCGCGAGCTCATTCTGATTGTCGCGAGGAAGAATGGAAAGTCCGCTCTTGGTTCTGCGATCGCTTTATATATGTTGGTCGCTGATGGAGAATCGGGGCCGGAAGTGGTATCCGCAGCTACTAAGAAGGACCAGGCAAAGATTATCTGGTCAGAGTCTAAGCGGATGGTCAAGAAGTCCGCGGCACTGCGGAAGCGGATCCGCGCCAGAGTCGCAGAGCTATTCGCAGACTTTAACGACGGCTCATTCAAACCGTTGTCGTCGGAGTCCAACACGCTGGACGGTCTCAACGTTCACTGCAGTCTCATCGATGAGCTTCACGCGATCAAGGATGAAAACCTGTACAACGTCATTATCGATGGCATGAGCGCTAGAGAGCAGCCACTTTCGATCATCACGACAACTGCCGGGACCATCCGAGAAGGCATCTTCGATATTAAGTACGAGGAAGTCGAGCGGATCATAAACGGTTATGGGGACCCGGATGGATATCACGATGAACGCGTGTTGCCGATCGTTTACGAACTGGATTCGAGGAAGGAATGGACGGATCCGGATTGTTGGGCCAAGGCCAACCCGGGCCTCGGCACGATCAAGAGTCTTGACCAGTTGGAACAGAAGGTAAAGAAGGCCAAGGCAAATCCGAGACTTGTCTCCAACTTGCTTACGAAGGATTTCAATATACGCGAAACAACTTCGGAGTCATGGCTGACCTTCGAGCAGCTTAATAACCAGGAGAAGTTTGACCTTGCAGAGTTGAAGCCACGGTATGGTATTGGCGGCACTGACCTTTCGTCCACCACGGACCTTACAGCGGCGAAGGTGATCTTTCAGGTGCCCGGAGATCCAAAAATATACGCATTGAGTATGTACTGGTTGCCGGAAGACTTGCTTGAAAAACGTGCGGCCGAGGACAAGATTCCATATGACATATGGCATGAGCAAGGGCTACTGCGAACAACACCTGGGAATAGTGTGCATCCGAAGTTCGTGACTGAGTGGTTCCTGGAAGTGCAGAATGAGCTCGACATCTACATCCCATGGGTAGGATACGACGCTTGGTCCGCTGAATACTGGGTCGAGGATATGAAAGGTCACTTCGGTGCGGAGGCCATGGTGAAAGTATTCCAAGGCAAGAAGACACTGAGTGGTCCGATGCTGAAACTCGGTGCAGATCTAGAGAGCAAGCTCATCGTTTACAACAACAACCCAATCGACAAGTGGTGTTTATCTAATACCGCGGTCGATGTTGATAAAAACGGAAACATACAGCCATCCAAGGGCAAGAATAGACGCAAACGAATAGACGGAACCGCAGCGCTACTCAACGCGTATGTAATCCTACAGAACAAAATGGATGAGTACCAAGGAATGATATAGGGGAGGTGAGAAATTGGGTTTTTTCCAGAGGTTAAAGAGTGCTTTCAACCAGAAGAATGACGCTCATGCGCTCAAGATGATCGTCGAGCGCGGAAATGGATTCTACTCTTGGAATGGCAAGGTGTACGAATCCGACATCATCAGATCCTGTATCAGACCAAAGTACAAAGCGGTCGGAAAGCTAGTTGCGACTCATGTCAGAAATAGCGCAGATGGGTTAAAGATTAACCCGGAGCCATATATGAGATTTTTGCTCGAGGAGCCGAATCCGTACATGACAGGTCAGATGCTCCAGGAGAAACTATCGATCCAGCTCGCGCTGAACAACAATGCTTTCGCTCTCATAGTTCGTGATGACTTCGGTTATCCGACAGGCATTTATCCGATTCCAACGGTGATGGCTGAGGCGGTGTATGCAGACAACGGCGATCTGAATATCCGGTTTACTTTCAGAAACGGAAAGACAAAGACTTTCAGGTACCGGGACATCATCCACCTGAGACAAGACTACAACGAGAATGATGTATTCGGGGAGAGTCCAGCGAAATCACTTGAGCCGCTGATGGATATTGTGACGACCACGGACCAGGGCATTGTGAATGCCATTAAGAACAGCAACATCATTCGATGGATCATGAAGTTTACTACTGTGCAGCGTCCCGAGGATGTGAAGCGTAGCGCGAAAGAATTTGCGGATAACTACTTGAGCATAGAAGACGGATCGTCACCAGTGGCTACAGCCGATGCGAAGTATGATCTGCAGCAAGTTAAACCGGATTCATACGTTCCGCATGCCAGTCAGATGGACCGGACGATCACGAGACTTTACAACTTCTTCAACACCAACGAGAAGATCATCCAGTCGAAGTACAACGAGGATGAGTGGAATGCTTACTACGAGTCGGAGATCGAACCTCTTGCGGTGCAGATGGCAGGAGAGTTCACTAGAAAGCTTTTCTCTCGAAAAGAGAGAGGCTTCGGGAACAAGATTATCTTTGAATCCTCAAGCCTGCAATATGCTGCCATGAGTACCAAGCTCAACCTCATGCAGATGGTCGACCGCGGCGCCATGACGCCGAATGAGTGGAGACACGTCATGAATATGGGTCCAATCGAGGGAGGCGACAAGCCGATCCGACGACTAGATACAGCCGAAGTTAACTCTCAACCCGTGGAAGGGGGTGATGATCAGTGAGATTTTGGAACTTTGTAGAGAATGAAGAGGAACTAGAACTGAGAATCGAGGGCGACATCATTGATGATGACGACGCCTGGATCTACGAATGGTTCGATATGCAAGCGACATCACCCAATGCCTTCAAGGAAGCCCTGAGCGCCCACGAAGGCAAAGATATCACCGTATGGGTGGATTCCTATGGCGGCAGTGTGTTTGCGGCTGCAGGCATCTACAACGCGCTAAAGGAGCACAAAGGTAAGGTGACCGTCAAGATTGACGGCAAGGCCATGTCTGCGGCTTCTGTAATCGCCATGGCTGGCGAAGAGATCCTTATGAGTCCGATGGCTGTGATGATGATCCACAATCCGTGGACCATGGCGCAGGGCGATATGAGAGACCTCAGGAAGACGGCCGACGTGCTGGACACGATCAAAGAGTCAATCGTAAACGCGTACGCTCTGAAAACAGGGCGCTCTCAGGATGAGATCGCATCCATGATGGATGACGAGACTTGGATGAGTGCGAATGTAGCGGTGAGAGAAGGCTTTGCGGATGAGATGCTTTACAACTCTCCGGATGAAGTTATGAACTCGAAGGGTTTTGATTTCAACAGACTCAACGTCTTGAATCACACGAACAAGGCGATTGAAAAAGTGATGCAATTTGAGAAGAAGGATACTAAGTTGCACGAAGCGAGACTGCGCTTCCTGCGGATGAAAGGAGATCGTAATGACTAAACAGGAGTACATGGCAAAGCGAAACGAACTGATGGACAATGCTCAGAAGTTGCTTGATGAAGGCGATGTTGAAGGTTTCGAAGCTATTGAAACCGAAGTGAATGAGCTTGATAACAAGTTTGAAGCCCACGCGAAAGCGCAGGCGAATATGAATGCCCTGAAAGAAAAGGGCGTGGAAGGAGAAGCTGTGAACATGGTGAAAGAAAACGGCCCTGTGGCCACGACTGGCGCTGAAGCCAAAACCGACAAAGAAAAGTACCTCGATATCTTCACCCGAGTGATGATGGGTGGCAAGGTCGAGGACTCTGAGAAAGAGGTTTTCAATAAGTTCAACGTGCAGAATGCTGCTCAAACTGTCGCTGATCACGAAGTTGTGATCCCCGAGACGGTTGTATCCGGCATCTGGAAAGAAGCTGCTGAGCTCTATCCAATCCTTGGCGACTTGGCCATGACCTTCGTCGAAGGCGACATGACCATCCTCAAAGAGACCGACGCTGGCGCCGATGCTGACTGGTACGACGAGTCAACGACGGTAACGGATGGTACCTTTGCTATCGGCGAGTTGAATCTGTCTGGTTGCGAACTTGCTAAGGCTATTCCGATTTCTTGGAAGCTCCGCAAGATGGCACCAGATGCATTCCTTTCCTACATCACTTCTCTCCTTGCGGAGAAGATGGGTGCTGCGCTTGCTAAAGCGGTTGTATCAGGCAAGGGTAAGCCTGGAGAAGGGGACGCGTGGAAAGCCCAGCCTAAGGGCGTCGTGACAGCTCTTGAGGCAGAAGCAACTACGCCTCAAGTCGTGACCTACGATACTTCAACGGATGATCTGACCTACGACAAGATGGCCGAAGCTATGGGCCTCATCAAGTCGACTTACAAAAATGGCGCTGCCATTTACGCGAAGTCCACTACGATCTGGGGCAAGCTTGCGGTGTTGAAGGACAACGATGGTCGCCCGCTGTTTATTCCTGACGTGACCTCTGGTGGCGTTGGTCGGATCTTCGGTGTCCCAGTCAAGGAAGAGGATAGCGTTGCCGATGACAACATCCTGCTTGGGAACATGCGACGTGGATACGCCGCGAATGTGAACGAGAATGTGACGCTCTACATGGAAGAGCACGTGAAGGAGCGCTACACGGATTACATGAGCTACTCTCTCGTAGATGGATCTCCGCTCACTACGAAAGCATTCGCTTACATCAAGAACGTGACTGCGTAATTTAACCGGGGAGAGGCAACTCTCCCTTTTCTCTTTAACGAATAGGAGGTGATCTCGTGGCAAGAAAGGTAAACAAAGAGACTGATGCAAAGAAGACTGAAAAGGTTGAAGTGGCGAATGACCAGGTGATTTTCTGGAAAGCCACAAAGCCTCTCACGAGCGCGCAGTACAAGATGCTGCAGCATCTCATTGATGAAACTGAAAAAGCGAAGGGAATCAAGATGATCCTTGTTCCCCATGCTGTAGACGCGGAAGTGGGTGAGTCTGATGGCTCTACTGGACGACGTAAAACTAGCGCTAAGGATTCAAAATAACGCCTTCGATACCGAGATACAGGACGAGATTGATGCAGCCATGGCGGACCTAGCTATCTCCGGAGTGGTAAACATAGAGGAGACGGATCCGTTAATCAAGCAGGCCATTAAGGTCTATGTGAAAGCTAACTTCGGCCTGGCAAATCCGGATTCTGAGAAATATCGAGAGAGTTACGACATGCTGAAACGCCATCTGTGTCTTGCTGATGAGTATAGACCTGCGGAAGAGGTGTGATTATGTTCTCAGATGTTATCGAACTGATCACATACATCGAAACCCAGGGGGAGCTTGGGCAAACCAACAAGACACCTGATTTCAGACGGGTTTATGCCCAAAGAAAGAGCGTTCGACAGTCTGAGTTCTACCAGGCGGCCACGGCCGGAATGAAGCCGGAGATCGCGTTTGATATGCGGGTGATTGATTACAACCAGGAAGAGAAGTTGAAGTACAACGGCGGCACGTTCAGAATCATCAGGACCTATCAGCGAAATACAGAAATGATCGAGCTGATCTGTGAATCGGTGGTTGCGGATGTCTAAGGTCGTTGGAATCGGTAATGTGGCTGATGCAATCGCAGATGCGCTGCAGGAGTATTCGAGTGAGGTGTCGGAAGGCATCGAAGAAGAAGTAGATCACACTCGCAAAGAAGTTGCTAAAGCCATCCGTAAGAGCCCAGATACACCGGAGCTCACTGGGGAATACCGCAAAGGATGGACTTCGAAACCAGATAAAACTGCGAGGGGTGCCGCGGGGATTGTTCACAATCGGACTGATTGGCAGCTTACCCATCTTCTAGAGAAAGGTCATGCAAAAGTAGGTGGTGGTCGCGTGCCGGCCATTCCTCACATCGGCCCGATCTGGGAGAGAGAAGAGAAAGAGTTCGAGAAGCGCGTCGAGAAGATCATTGAGAAAGGTGGGAGACCATGACCATTCACGACCTACATGCAGAGCTCGAATCCATCGGACTCCCGGTTAAGTATCGCGCGAACGACGGTTATACATCCCCGCCGTTTCTCATCTACCTTCTCACCGGTTCCGATGACGTTATGGCGGACGATATGAACTATCACGCCGTTAATGAGTTCGATATCGAGCTGTACACAAGGGACAAAGATACAGCTACTGAAGCGCTGGTTGAAGCGAAGCTCAAAGAGTTGCATTTACCTTACCAGAAGTTCGAAGCTTGGATTGAATCAGAGAAGGTTTATCAGATCGCGTATGAGATCGCGATCGTAGAGTAAAGGAGTGAAATCATGCCCAATAAAGTGACATACGGCCTGAGAAACGTGCATGTGGCGTTTTTCACCGACGAAGCTACACCAACCTGGGATACACCCGTTGCCATCCCTGGCGCCGTTAGATTGACGCCATCTGCCGTCGGAGGCACCGAGACGTTCTATGCAGATGATTCTAAGTACTTCGTGATCACGACCAATAACGGTTACGACGTGGAAATTGAAATGGCAAACTTGCCGGATAGCATTCTTGCTCAGATGATGGGCTGGGAGACCGACGACAACGGTATGCTCGTCGAGATTCAGGATGCACAACCTGCGCCGTTTGCACTCATGGCCGAGGTTCAAGGCGACAGCAAAAACCGTCGTTTCGTCTACTACCACTGCACAGCAAGTAGACCGGCCAAGGAACGCAGCACAAAGGGTGACACGACAACGCCTCAGACGGATGTTCTGAGCATGACCGTTAGCCCGATTGTAATTGGTGAAAAGCGAGTTGTAAAAGGCGATCTGGAGCTTTCTGAGACGAATGCCACAGCATACGAAGCTTTCTATGACGCTGTGTACACACCAGTGTTTGCAGCAGTTTAGAGATAGATAAGGAGGACATGACATGGTAGAAGTAAACGTGGGCGGGAAAGAGTTGCGTCTGAGGGCGGCACCGCCCGCCCTCTTTCTTTATGATCAGGAGTTTGGAAGGGACCTTATCGCAGACGCGATGGGCATCGTGGAAGAAGAGCAAATCTTCGGGTTAAAACTCATGCGAGTCATATGGGTTATGAACAAGATGGAGCATTTCGGCGGGAGTTTCCCCTCGTTTGGAAAATGGTTGAATCAGTTCGAGTATCTAAACCTAACGGACAACGCGGAGTTGGGCAAAGTGATCAACGAGATCAACGCAGGCTTCTTTCGTGAAGCCGAGCAGGGAGACGAGTAGCAACTCGTCCCCTAGACAACTCGGCAACATCCCTATGACCATCCTTGTATCCGCAAAGAAAATGGGGCTCTCTATGATGGAGTTAAGAGAGCTGCGGATGCAGGATCTGATGGACTATATCGACATTTGGACAGATAACGTTGAGAAGCAAGCAACGCAAGAAGATATCGATGCTTTCTATAGCATGTAAAGGTGGTGAGTAAATGGCGAGCAAGAGAATTAAGGGTATCACGATAGAGATCGGTGCGGAAACAAAAGGTCTGGATAAAGCTCTGAAGGGCGTCAACGATTCGGCTCGCGATATCCAAAAGGAACTACGCGAGGTAGAGAAGTCTCTTAAGTTTAACCCTAAGAACACGGAGCTCCTCGCACAAAAACAGAAGCTTCTCGGTGACCAGGTATCGACCACTCGCGAAAAGCTCGACAAATTGAAATCCGCCGAAAAACAAGTACAGGATCAGTTTAAAAAGGGCGAAATCAAAGAAGATCAGTACCGCGCATTTCAACGCGAACTGATCGAAACCGAGTCAAAGCTGGGTCATTATGAGAAGAAGTTAAAGGAAGCCACGAGAACACAGGACTCGTGGAAGGATAAGCTCAACGAAACAGCACAGAGCCTTAAGAAGACAGGCGACAAGATGAAAGGTATCGGGAAAGGGTTCACTGCGGGCGTTACGGGTCCTATTGCCGCAGCGGGCACGGGGCTGTTCGCATTGGCTACCAAATCAGGAGAAGCCGCCGATAGGCTTCTTGATCTCAAGGAAATAACCGGCTTGACTACGGATAGCCTCCAAGAGTGGGGCCATGTGGCCGACGTGGCTGGCGTAGATTCCGAGGCTATGGCCAACGCGGTAGAAGGGCTCGTAAGAAAGATGCCTGGGCTCAAGAAGGAGACAGGCCCGGCGACAGAGGCACTCCAGGAGATGGGGCTAT